TGTTTTCCTGGTCAACAAAGAGACCGACACAGTCGTCTCTGAAGTTCAGCGATGTGCCATGCCCGTCAAATACACCTTCCAACCACTGCGTCCCTTTCAGCCTGACAAAGGGGACCACGTGACTAACAAAGTTGGACAGGTGCAAATGCGACACACATTGCTAGGACGATACCCGCGGTGCTTCAAAGGCGAGATTTTTGTCGATGTTTACAACACGATTATGAATGACAAGTTCTTGACTGCACTTCGCGTCCTCGACCAACACGGCAAGGTGAAGCCCCACATTAACGGTGCTATCGCTCGCGTCGCTATGACCTTCCACAAGGATGAAGCAGCAATCAATGCTCGCGTGTTCATGGATACAATCCAGCACGCCGAGAACCAGTTAGTAGTACGTCAAGTAGCCTATGGTAAGGGTACGAGCGCGCCGTTGGACTAGAGATGTGGGCGCTCCCGGATGTAATCACCGAGCGCCCATTATTCCGCATAAGGGCTGTCGACTGCACCCACCCTCCCACCGATTTCATTTTTGATCCGACCATCAAAATTGTTAAAGGCAAACATTTAGTAGGCAAGGATGGCCAAATAAATTTTAGTACCCATCCCATATACATCCCGAAGACATATAGAACAGGCTTCGGTCCCACGTTCGCTCATGAAGGCGTTATTTTTGCCGAGAGTCCCTTGAACGTGGGGTTATGCGCCAACAGACAGAATGGGTGCCGTTTTCCCGAAACAGGGAACACGGACAAACATTTTGCTCTCATGGACGCACAAGAAATAAATGTAGAAGAACGTATTACATACCTCCGGCAACTTGCCAATCGATACGAACACCACATAGGTGACGTAACCGACACGGTGGAATTACTCTTCGCACACTATAAAGACCCGCACCCAAAGAAGAATTTGCGGGTGGCTGCCACCTTAGAGATGATAGGTGAAGGCAGCCTGTGTGAAGAGATCTGGTTAGATAGAATAGGGTATAAAATGAAGAAGGACGAATGGGCGAAACCCGGTGGCAAGTTGCCGCGGGCGATCGGTGATCTAGGCATTCGTGCCAGCCTCCAAGGGGCATGGATAACCGCTAAATTAAAAACCGCCCAATATAACTGTCCCATCGATTATAACGGTGGACAGATCGTCTTCTGCAAAGAGCCCAGGGCGTCATGCTTGAAGAAAGTTTTTGACAACTTGATCGATCCCCCTGGCCGCTTCTATTTCGTATATTTTTCAGACGACTCCTGCCTCGCAGTTCGTCGGGAAGATGGAGGCGTAGACCGTTACAACCTCGATATCAAAAGTTGTGACGCCTCACATGGCCCCGGACTCTTCCGGGCCCTGCAAGAGGTAACCCCCGCTCCAATGCGCGGCGGGGTCGACATACTCATCAAACAACTGCTACTCAATTACCGCACGTACAACCCGGTGATTAAGGAAGAGTTTGTCGAATTCCACAGTGACCGTCCCCGTCTATACTCGGGCAGCACGCTCACTACAGCAGTCAACAACATTGCGTGCCTACTCATAGCACTCAACATTGCTGACTTAGGGGCTATCAACAAAGCTAGCATCGAAGGCGCCGCCGAGCGCGCCGGCTACGTGTTGACTGGCACTGACTGCCTGGAGACAATTGAGGATTTGCAATTCCTCAAACACTCTCCAGTGCAGGACACACAGGGCGTTTATCGCCCCGTGCTGAATCTTGGAGTCTTGCTCCGAGCTTCTGGGGTATGTAAAGGTGACTTACCCGGTTCCGGCCCGGTCATGGTGCGTGCTTGCCAATTCCAGCGAGCCCTCCTACAAGGCATGTACCCTCGTACATCCATTCCCTGCGTCGATGGAATGAAGAAAACCGTAGCACACGCTGCGTCCTCCAAGATCATGGAGGCTGCCGTACGTAATGACCTCATGTACAAGGTGCTAGAGGAAGAAGGTGA